AACATAAAAAAAAGGATATGGTGAATATTTGCTCTAAAACTTGTATTCATGAATGTGAAGATGGTGGTATTTGTAATACTATACCAATTTATAATATTAAAGGTGAGAATATAGGTTTATATTGTAATAAACATAAATTACCTGGAATGGTTGATGTTAAGAATATAAATAAAATATGTATTCATGAAGAAAAAAAAGGACACCGGTGTACTACAAGAGCATCTTATAATATAAAAGGTGAAGTAAAAGGTTTATATTGTACTAAACATAAATTAGATGGGATGGTTGATGTTCTAAATCCCATATGTAAAAGTGAATGGTGTTATACAAGGCCTGTGGAAAAATATGACGGATATTGTACCTATTGTTATATGAATTTATTCCCAGATAAACCTGTGTCGAGGAACTATAAAACCAAAGAACGTTCAGTTGTTGAATTTTTAACAAAACAATTTCCAGATTTTACTTGGGTGGCTGATAAAGTTATAAGTGGTGGATGTTCGAAACGAAGACCAGACTTAATCCTTGATTTAGGGTATCAGATTCTCGTTGCGGAAATTGACGAAAATCAACATACTGATTACGATTGTAGTTGTGAAAATAAGAGGATAATGGAATTATCGCAAGATGTTGGACACAGACCGATTGTGTTTATTCGTTTCAATCCGGATGACTATATTGATGAAAATGGTAATAAAATTTCATCATGTTGGGCGCAAGATGGTAATGGATTATGTCTTGTAAAAAAATCCAAAAAAAGTGAATGGGAATCACGTCTACAACAATTAAACGACCAGATACAATATTGGTCGGATCCAACTCATCGAACAAATAAAACAGTTGAAATTGTCCAATTGTTTTATGACATGAATTTGGAGGAGGATTAGGTATGGTAAGTACTATATTATTATTAATTAAAATGTTCATATTCGTTATTTTTACACATATAAATATTTTTGACAATATTATCTTTTACAATTTATTCACTAATTTCTTCTGGTGTTAAGTGTCTCCAATTTTTGTTACCAGTATGAATATATCTATAAACTGTGTTTCTTGGTAAACTTAATTCTTTTTCTATTTTTTTTTGTCCAGACCAAATTTTTTTTATAGTTCCATCATTGTTTAATTCTGCAATAGGCATTGTCAGTTTAAGTTCTCCATTGGTATTTGTATTTTCACGAAGTATATTGCAAAATTCTGATTTTAAATTTTTATTAACTGGTATGTTTAATTGCATCCTAGTATATTCGGGTGTTTCTTTTTTATAATTAATCAATGGATTCATACTTTCCTGATATGTCATATATTTAAATTTATACCCTTTACATAATCTATTATTTTTATGTATAGACAAGTTTATACTTGTGTTATTATCTATACCTAATTGTTCTGATGCAGTTGTTGTACTATCATATGTTTGAACTAATGAACCATCCAAATCCAACTGTATAATAGGTCTTGTAAAATTAACCAGATATTTTCTTATATGATTATAATCTATTGTTGTGTATTCTTCTGTCAATTCAGGGAAAATTTCTTTAATTTTTTCATTAAAATGTTTATCAGTATAGTCTTTTTTATAACACCAACCATATCCGCAACTCGTTTTATTATAATTTTTTTTTCTATACTCACTACAAGTATTTTTAATATTTTGATTTTTAAAGTTTTCTACTGCAATTTCAATATTCGGATATTCTTTTATTATATTTCCATTTAACTCTAGTTGTAACACAGGCTCTGAATAATGATATAAAGTGTTTGGTTCATTGTGTTTATTACTATCATGTGGTTCAGATATTTTTTTATGTATAATTAAATTATTTTGAACAGCATGTTTCATATTTTCAGACTGAGTACACCATTCTAAATTATTAACATTGTTATCAGTTGTAATTCCATTTTTATGATTTACATAAGGTTTATTTTCTGGGTTTGGTATAAATGTTGATGCAATAAGTCTATGTTTGCATGTACTTGAATTATAATCATCTTTATCTTTATCTTTATCTTTATCTTTGATAAATTTTTGAGAACATTTAATTCTATAATATCTACCATCATTTGAACCAAAAACTTCTTTTCCATTTTTTTTATTTGTTATTATTCCATTACTAAAAGCAATTAAATGATCATAACCGTCTACTGTTATTTCTTTTTTTATAATACCATGATTATTGTTTTCATATTTAATATATTCAAATTTATAAAGCCAATCTTTATTTTTTTTCGGTCCATTACATGAACCATAATAAAATCCATCTCTTTCATTTATACTTTGTTTAATTACATTATTATTTTTTAATTCTAATTCTTTTTCTGCTTCTATTTGGTAAACATAATCTTTTGTTCTTCCATCACGAAATGTAACTCTAATTGGTGTAGTACCACTTCTTCCGTCTTTTCTACCAGAAATAACAGCTTTTTTAACATTTTCACTTGGGCTTATCCATCGCAAGTTATTTTTCGTATTATTTTTTTTATTATTATCAATATGATCCACTTGAGTTTTATTTATAGGATCATTATTTGGAATAAATGTTAATGCTATTATTTTATGTAGTGCAATTGTAAATTTTCCAAACGTTAAAGATATATATCTATGTTTATTACAATTTATTTTTCTAATTTCGTTATTTTTTTTATTTCTAACTAATCCGGATGGATGTGCTTCATGGTCTTTTAGTTGACTAATGGGAATATCTACCCAGTCATTATCGCTCATTTGAGTATTTTTACTGTTATATATAGTATTTGTTTTAAATTATTTATAATCAATTTTTAAAACCATTTAATAAATAATAATCTACACAGATTATATAAATATAGTTCGCCATAATGACTGTTAGCAACCAAACTTACAATGTCGCTCGTGGGCTTGTCCGTGCTAAATCTTCCGCCGGTGGTGCTCATCGCATCATATTTACAAGCACCGCAAATGATAGCACTATTAACCGTTTTGTTCCTGGTTCAGGTGTAGGCGGATTGAATCGCTCCGTTCGCCGCTACCAGTATCGCCAAGCTACTTCTTGTCAGACACCATCCGGATCTCAACGTACCGGACAGTGTTTCTCCGCTTCATAATATATACCTTTTCAACTTTAGCATTACTTCAAAATATTGTATATCTTGAATTTATACAGCAAATATATAACTATGGAAACAATTGCAGTATAACTCGTATAGTGACACCATATACTCGCACTAGAATCTGTCTTTAACCCAGCAAAAAAACCAAATAATGGTATTATACTAATAGCAATAATTGCCTTAAAAGAAACATTCCATAGCATGAATATGGGAAAGAATGTCAAGAATAACCACAAGGAGTATTTTATACGATAACCGGCGGAAGATTCTGATTCGAGTTTAGATAACCACCAATCAAGATGACCTTCGGGTGTAACTGTCGTGCAATATTTTTGTGCATTTTTGTAAAAATACACCAACATTGAAATTGCGACTATAACAGCATATCCTACAATAAATAACTTACGTTTTTTGTTATATTCACGCCACGGTTTCACAAAAAATGAACCGAGTAATCCAAGCAGTGGTTGCGAAACCAATACCAACGGAATAAGTGTTAATGTTATCAACTTGTTCATAGGTGTACACGACTTACGCGGATTCGTAAGCCATAGCAACAACTCCGCAAATTGCATACCACACCACCCAATAAGCGTTAAACCAATCCACTTAAAGTGCAGCACACTTGACTGAAGCATTACAACAATGGCGACTAAAGAAAGTAGAGCGGTTTTAGCACTCGACTCAACACTGTAGCACATCAGGATAAGTGTTTATATTATGTATATATATATGTATTTTTTATTTCTATTTTATATATCAAGAAAATTGATATACAAAATACACAATACACAATATACATAGCATATACAAGCACTACTCGTAAAAGGTATTCTATATTCATTCTATCATCGCAACTAAAATGAGCATCACCAAACGTATCCAAAAAGAACTTGCAGAACTCGTCAAAGACCCTCCGTCCAATTGTAGCGCCGGTCCACATTCCGATGATATCATGAAGTGGCGCGCAACCATTACCGGACCTGAAGGCACTCCATACCACGGCGGCATTTTCTTCCTAGATATCGACTTCCCCGTCGACTATCCATTCAAGCCTCCTCATGTTAAATTCATCACGCCAATTTTACATCCAAACGTCAGCTCAAGTGGCGGTATATGCATCGATATCCTTAAAGACAAATGGAGTCCCGCCCTTACTGTTTCTAAACTGCTTCTCAGTATTTCCTCGCTCATGCATGAACCCAATCCCGACGACCCACTCGTTCCCGATCTGGCCAATCTTTACAAAACAAATCGCCCTGCATATTTGGCTAAAGTAGCCGCCTATACGCAAAAACACGCCGGCTAAGAAAGGCGGTGTTGGCCTATAATGTATTCGCCAATATTTTTATTTGTTCTTCACTCAACTTATCCGGATATGTCACCCGAAACATTACATTTAAATTACCTTTTTCATTGCCTCGCTGCAACCCTAGACGAGGTATCGTTTTTATTAAACCATCCCTTATTATATTCCCCGACGAACTATTAAATGAAAACTTCTTACCATTTACATGTTCTATATCAAATATAAAACCACATAATGACTCTTTTAATGTTATATTTTTTTCAACTAGTATGTCCAGCCCGTTTCGTTTAAATATGGGATGCTCTTCTACTATAAATGTCACTTTCACATCCCCGCGAGTTCCATCCACCGTCTCATTCCCCTTATTGCTTAATATTACTACTTCACCATTTTCTGTCCCCATCGGAACCGATATATATTCCACATGAGTACTCAACTCATGTACACCTTCGCTATTTACATTCCAGCGCTCCATCTCTAGCGGTACAGTTGCACCTTGACAAACATGTTCTAGTGTAACTGTCGCATTTATGCTTATAAGAGGAGGTTTCGGTTCTGATTTCTTTTGAAATCTAGGTGTTCGCGGAATATCGTATGGGTGTTGGTGCGACGGATGATGTTGATGCATCTCTTGACGCGGAGAAGGTGTACTACCAATTCGCGAATCATGTATACCTTGCATAACTTCACTAAACAAACCAAAGGGGTCGCCTCCGCCTCCACCTCCCATTATATTTTCACTGATTGATTCACCTCCTGGTCCAAATGTTCTGATTATAATTCGCGGTCCTTGGCCTCCTAGACCTCCTAGACCAGCTAGCCCTCCCAAACCACCCATACCACCCATATTGACAAAACCGTTTAATGGATTCATCATATGTGGGTCGCTTGGTCCACCCATTCCACCCATTCCACCCATTCCACCCATAAACATATTAAATATGTCCATCGGATTTATTCTCACTCCACCACCCATTCCTCCAATATTTGCAAAAGGATTATTACGATTCATATCATACTTAACTCTCTCATCGCGGTCACTTAACACACTAAATGCTTCCGAAATCTTTTGAAACTTTTCCGTCGACTCTGCGCTATTACCGTTTTTATCAGGATGATGCATGAATGACAGCTTTCGATACGCCTTCTTTATATCATCCTGCGAACATTTCTCTTCTACACCCAAAATATCATAAAATGTTTCAGAATTACCGGATTTCATTTATTTACTATATTTATTATATTAAAGAAACATAAACTTAAATATTTATTAACGAATAATATTAATACATTATTATTCATTAACTATTATTAACATTTAACTATAAACTCTCATCCACACATAAATGCAACCTACACAATCCTTATTGAAACCAACACAGTCTCAAACTAATCTACCTTTTATTAATAAATATCAACCACAATTTTTTGACCAATTTGAACAACTAGAGCAGAATGTTATCAAACTTTTACAAACTCTTATAACCATGAATAACCTTAATATACTTTTAATCGGTGACCCTGGTTCCGGAAAAACATCTCTTATTTATTCTATTATTCGAGAGTACTATAAAACCAATTATAACTCCGACAATATACTCGTACTAAATAGTCTTAAAGACCAGGGTATTTCTTATTACCGAAATGACCTG